GAGCCATCAAATGATGCTGCTATTTTTTTTGAATTTAAAAAATCTGCTGCTTTTTTAGCATTGTTTGGTGAATCATAAACCATTGCACCATCATCTTCTACCATTTTAAATCCCTTATGAATACTACCCATATGTTTAGCAACTTCAGGAGATAACGATTCTTTAATAATATTCTCCATTAATCCAATTGCAATATCTTTAACTTCTCTTTCTGCACCAGCTGCATATTTCTTATTTACAATTGCAATAGTGTTTCCAGATACTTTAATTCTATACATCGGTATCATTGAAGTTGAGAAATCATACTTTACACCAATTTTCTTTAATTCAGAACCAACGTTCATAAATGATGATGCGTTTTTAACTGCTGCTTCAATTTTATCTAAATCAGCATCGTATCTTCCTTCGTTTACTGATTCTATTTCTGAAAGAACTGATTCTTTCATAGTTTCTCTTACTATTTTTCTTAATTGCTCTTTCATAATTATTTTTTTCCTAAACGTTCTTTTACAATTTCACCATCTAAATCAGAAATTTCATAGTATCTATTTAATATGTTACCCATATCTTCATAAAGTGAATGTAATCTCTCATCTAACTGTCTTGCTTCAGTTGCAACCTTTTCAAATGCTTTATCCATTTTATCTAACTCACTCATATTTCTTTTGATGGTTACTTTATCAAACCAATCATCAGCTTCAGAAAGTGTTAGGGTTTTAGCAGCTTCTACGATTCCACCCAAAGTTTCAGCTACCTCAACGATATCTGAATTTCTTTTCATTTGCTCTTGGAATGTTTTATAAGTTGAAATAATTTCTAAGAAGTGTTTTTTAACTTCGTTTGATAATGGTCTATTATCTTCTAATGATTCAGCTATACTGAATTTACCATTAACTATTTTTACTTCATTGATATTGGTTTTACGAATATCATTATATCCCTTAGATACGTTATTACCACCCTTTTGTTCTACTTTTAAAGTAAAGGTGTTATTTGTTACATAATCGTATATGTCAAAGTTTTTCTTGCTCATTATATTAATCCTGTTATGATTTCTCTCATTAAATCTTGTGCTTTACAAAATTCACCACAAACATCAGTACCAATAGATTTAACTACCGATTCGTTCATAGGTGTCATAAATGCACCATGCGTAGATGGATTGGAAACAAAATCCCAACCGATTAATTCAAAGTCCTCTTGAACTTCTACTTTATTTCCTTCTAATTGTCTAGTAGAACCCATACCTCTTGATGAGATACCTAATAGGATTCCAGCTCTTAACAATTCTTTTAATATGTTTCCAGATGGTGTTGGTAAGATTTCAACTGTACCACATAAATCATTACCTTCCCAATGAATTTCTCTCACATTATGAGATACGTTCTTCAAGTTGATTACAGACGAATCAGGGTGGTCTAATTCACCTAATGCTCGTCTTTCTTTGATAAGTGTTTCATATCTCTTTGCTTCTCTTTGTAAGATTGGCATTGGATATACTCTACCATTTTGGTTTTCCGCCCCAGCTCTTTGTAGGATTCCTTTAACGATAGTTCTACCAGAGGCATCTTCGTTAACTAATCCCTTAAACAAATTCGTTTCTATTATTAAGCTTTTCATATCTGCTCCTCTTATTATTTATGGATTAATTTATTGATTTGAATTTAGGATAGCCCCTACCCTCAACAAATTTAAAACCATTTTGTTTTTTCATACTACCTAAAAACAAATCTTTGTAGTATATTTCAACATACGCATATCCAGTTACTTTACAAATATGTTCAGCTGCTTTAATTGCGCTTTCCAATGTAGTAGCCAAAAAGTTTGTTTCTCTTTCGGTATTTCTTTGATTGGAATCCGTATAGAAATCAAACATAAATCTTTTTTTAACGTCTGCTGCTTCATTAAATGTATCAGTTTCAGAATTTACATTCTCTTCCAATCCAAATGGCTTTAACCAATTAATCCAATTTTTTGTAATCCAATTAGTTCTATTTTGTGGAGATACTGTCCAATACTTTTTATATATAGATTTAAATACCGGAATTAAACTACTATTTTTAAAACCTGCAATACCAGACCATCCTTGTCCACCTCTAACTGCTTGTAAAAAATCACTATCATCCTCATAATATTCCATTGAGTTGGATAATATATCTACCAATGCTAACATTGATTTATCATTACCAATTGCTTCGTTAACTGATTCTTTGATTACAACGATTCCGTTTTCATCACCTCTTTTAGCAGTTTTAATACCACCATCAATATCACCTAAACGATGTCTTACTTTTTTTGAACCCTTTGTATTACCATTTTTATCAGATGGAACGAATGTTGCTGAAATACTATCCATATCTACAACTTTATAATACTTCCCACCATCTATTCCCTTTAATCGGGTGAATCCTTGTCCTAATATTACAGAACCGATTTTTAAATCAGTTGGATATGATGCTTCATCTACTTTTTTACCAGCTCTTAAATCTGCTAAATCATCACTACCGATATCACCATCTTTATCAACATCTAATTTCTTTTGACCACCAACTAATTCTTCATTCTTTTCACCTCTACCATCCCATGTGGCATCGATTTTATCAAAAAATGCTTTCTTTTCCTCATCACTCATAGATGGGATAGATTTTCCAGCTTTTTCTAATGCGGCTTTGAAAAATGATTGATACTCCGATTCCTCATTAACGATTGTACGAAGTGTTTCTTTTAGTTTTGCTCTAGTAATATTCATAGTATAGGTTTCCTATTATAGTTTGCTAATTGATGTAGCAATATTGTTTAATCTCTCTCTTATTCTGAATAAGTTTGATTTAGTTCTTTTCCAATATTGGTCAGAGTTTAAATCACCTTCATTTTTAATCTTACCATACCAACCAAGGAATGTTTCGATTTCAGAAAGTTGTCTATTAACATTAGAAATTCCTCTACCAATTTTTTGTTTTGGAGAGGATTCATCTTTTCTTAATTCATGCCAACGATTTTCATCAACTTTTTTATATCCAGTTGATTGATTTATTCTTTTTGTAATTGCATCATCTGGTTCAGCTTCTTCATCAGTACCATCCGTTGCTTTGAATGCATTGGGAGTATTGTATCCAGCTACATCACCAGTTGTTGTTGCTTCACCTAACTCTAACTCCTCTTGCTGAATCTCTTCTAAAAGTTCATCAATTAGTTCTCTTAGTTTACTTGTCATTTAATCTACCCTTTAGTTCTTTAATTAATTCGTATGATATCATTAATGATGATACGTGATTATCAGAAACAGTCTTACCAATTTTAGTTTTATTTAAAACAGATACAGTCTCAGCTAATTTAATTTTAGTAACTTTGTCATTGATAGACTTATGTAATACTTTTAATTCTTTTACTATTGATGGAATTTCCTTCTCAACGTATTCTTTAAATTTAGTAGTATTGGTAATATTATTAATAAACTGCTTTAATAATTCTTTTTGACTTTCATCTAAATTAGAATATTTTTTATTAAACGTTTCTACTAATATTTTGTAGGTAAGTAATCTTAAATCTTTATCTTGTTTTTTATAAGATTCTACTAATTTCTGAGCATCATCTGATTTTTCTACAATTACTGTTTGATTCGATGTTATATTTTCAATTAAAGTAATTTTAGAATTAAAAATATCTTTAACATCATAATCTACCATATTCTTAGCTTCAAATACTTTATATATTGATGCTAATACTTTATAGTTAGTTATTGGAGATGATAAGAAATCATCCATATCGAATGATTCATTAATCTTCTTAATAAGATTATATTTTTCTCTTTGTAATTTACTTTGATTGATACGGGTATGCGCTTCATTGATTGTATCAATAAATTTTTCAGCTCTGGATTCTGACTTATATTTCTCCTTTAGTAAGAGTTCATATAATCTATGTTCTTTATTCAATTCAGTTTTTGGTGAAAAGAATTCTCTAACAATATGCTTTGCTTTTTCAGTCGCATCTCCATTAAGCACTTCTAATGTAATTTGCCTTACAAGAAGTTCAAATAGAATACCTGTGTTCTTAAATTTCGAATGTTTTACCTTCTTCATTTATTTTTGTCCTATAATAATATATTCATAAACGATGTAATCATTGTGTATAAATATAAGTTTTAATTTATTTACTAATTTTTTCCTCGTCTAACAAATTTGAATCATCTAAAAAGTCAACTTTTTCTTTTATAATTTGTTTTTTTGATGATATTCCGTTAATGTATTCTTTTGCAATATTTGCATTAACTCTAACCGCTGAACTTTCTCTTTTCAGAGCTTTTTGGTTTTCTTTAGCTCCTAATGGGTCTCTACCATAAGGATGTTTATCTTTACCATAAGTATTACCCTCTCTTGGTCTACCACCTTCATCCTTTAATTCCGTTTTAAGTTTTTCCAAACTTTCTTCGATATCAGTTGGTTGTTGTGGCATTGCCGGGTCATTTCCTTCGTTTTCAATAGCGTTATATCTGAATCTATCTTTGAGGTCATTTATCATTCCAGCTTTTTGTTGGTCTACCTCATCTTTACTCATATTGAATATATTTTCATATGCCCAATCTTTAGAAATCATATTTAATGCATTGATATCAGAAACTAATCTTACTTTCTCACTCCAAAGGTTTACTTTCTCTTGCTCATAGATTGTAGATGGATTTACCAATGATAATTCAAAATCAACCATATCAGCATCTTCGATACCTTGAGATGCTAAATGTACAATTGCCAATTTAGTAAGTTCGGATACCAATGTTCTTTGGATTCTCTCAATCGTTCTTGCAAATCTTACATCTTCTGCAGCAAGTGTTGCTTTACCATTTACATTCTCATCATACCCCAAATATGCTTTTGGAATTTTAAGAGCTGCAAACAATTTGTTTTTTAAGTAATCAATATCTTCAATAGCTGTGTATTGTAATCCACCTAATGAATCAATTTGAGTACCACTATCACCACCCCTAACAGGTAAGAAGAAATCTTCAGTTAAGTTTTGGATATTATATTTTAAGTTATAATCACCACTATTCTTATCAACAAATGGAACTTTCTTCATTTTGTTGATAATCTTTTGCATGTAGTTATCCACTTCGTTTGGTGGAATATTACCAATATCAATTTTGAAAACTCTCTTATCCGGTGCTCTCATAATTCTATGAATTAACATAGCATCTTCCATAAGAGAAACTTGTTTCCAAATTCTTCTACCATTTTCAATCATTGCCTTACCATAAGGTAAGAAGTTGGTATCTGATAATAATCTAAAGTGTACTACTTCATAGTTCTCATATTCACCTTTTCCAATAGGGTCATGATTAACTTTGAACTTAACATAGTTTGGATTATTTGGGTCAGTATTTTCCAATCTTTCAGTTTCATAAACTGGAAGTGGTTGTACATTAATAATACCATTACCTGGTTGTATTTCCACCGAAAGGAAAAAATCACCATACTTAACCATATTACGAGTCCATGCCCATAGGTTAAATTCAATATTTAAAATATCATAGAAAAGATTTTCTAATAATGCTTTTACTTTTTCGTTTTGAGTTTTGATTTGAATTACATCTCCAAATTCATTCTTTAATGTAGATTCATCTGAGTATATATCTAATGCCGATGATATAATCGGGTCATTATCCATAGCATCATAATCTCTAAATAATTCTCTACGAACTTGATGGTATGCCATTGACTGTGCAGCCATTTGGTCACCAGCAAATCCTCTTTGTAATTTAGTGTACCTATCTCTAAGGTTCAATAAATTAGTACTTCCTTGCTGTCTGTCATCAACATCAACTACTTTTCTCTTCCCATCCTTGTCAATTTTGACTACGGCTTGAGTAGAAAAGAGTTTTGTTAATCTTTGAAAAAACGTACTTTGTTGTTGTTCTGCCATTTTTGTTTTTGTTTTTATAACCTTTATTAATTTACCAAGCTTTACAACTCCAATACCTTGCTCCTGTTTTTGGACCAGGTGTATCACAATTGTGTCTTGCTCTAAATGATGCTCTTCGTTCTGGGTCTGATTTTTTAATTCTCATAGTTTCTTCACCTGCTGATTTTGCTGATGTTCCGCCATGCCCAAAATTTACTTTTACAACATTCCCTTTTGGATTGTTAACATATACTTTAAACTTCTTAACATCACCTCTCATCGGTTTATTGAGTTTTACCTCTCTTCCCTGATATTCGGCTTCGTTAACTTCCCCCTTTATGGTTTTTAAGAATTCTATGAATTCTTTTAAATCATCGTAGTTTTCAACATAATATTCAGTAACATCTTCTTCGAAAATGCCTCTGATTTCATTGTAAAGTTCTAAAGTATAATTTTCCATATATTTGACTAAATATTATCTAATACTATATAAATATCATTTTATATAACTTTACATAATTTTATAACCATTTACTTAAATCTTCAATACTACCATCCC